CTAATATGGATGTGCCGCTTATGTGGGTTTATGCCACGATACCTACGCCACTTAAATCCAAATCTTCTTGATGCTATAAAGCCATTATGTATTACGTAAGATATACGCTTATCGGTTTTTGCACATACCCTGATCTGGTCAGCCAGATATATCGAGAGCTGCTCGGATGAATCCAAGCGAGAATCAATATCAATGGCTCTGACAACGAATCCACTGCGTTCGTCTGGATTATGATCCGATTTGCTGGCGGAATGACGAGCATCACCAATCCACCCATCACTGGTAGTGCGGCGATCTGGATACCAGGTATCAATCTGATCCCTTAACTGCACACCAGCTGCACATAGCCAGGGCTTCATTAGCCTAGTATTGTTTTTAATTCATCAGCAGTTAAGCCAAGGCGTTCTAAAATTGCTTGCTTCGCTTCTGCCTTTGCTTCGGCTTCGGCTAATTTTGCTGCTTCTAATTCTTGTTTAGCTTCATAATTGGCAAACTCATCATCGTTCATTTCTCGTTCAATGATTTCATTTGTCTCTGTGTTATGTATTTGAATATTAGGTCTGCTCATTATTTAACTCCCCATAATTTGTAAGCACCAGCAGCAGCAAAGTTAGCGTTCATGTTTATGGTAATTGATGTTATCGCTGAAGTTGTGTTAATTGAACCCCAGCAAAAATTAGAACAAAAATTACTTAATCGATCTTTAAAATGGTGAGTTATATTAACCAATTTAAATGCGTTTGTATTTGTATAATTAAAAATTTGTATTCTTAAAGCATTTTCGTCTTGAGTATTATCCAATGAATTATATTGTGGATCAATGCTTGTTGCGCCAACACCGCCGTAATCTGTAATAGTAGTTCCACTAACTAAAGTTTGACTTGCATAATCATAATCCGTAACCGAGTTAGCTGTAAAGGCAATAGTTCTTGCAGTAATCGAAGGGTAGAAATCTGATGCTTCAAAAATTAAATCGTTATATGAACCGCTAATTCCAGATAACGTAAGTGTACTTGAACTAGTACTAGCGTTGCCTGATGCGAGTAAAGTCATACCACCGCCACTAGCGGGCGCTGCCCAGGTTGGCACTCCACCAGCTACTGTGAGCACATCTCCAGTACTACCTATGCCGAGTCTAGCTGGTGTTGATCCACTAGATGAGTAAATGGTATCGCCAGTAGTTGTCATTGGATTTACCATGCCTGTTGTATCTAAGTTAGTCCAGGCTGATCCAGTATAATACGTTGTTGTGTTTGTATCTTTTAGATAAGCAAAATTACCTTCTTGTGGAGAAGTTACAGCTGCATCTCTAGCAGTAGCATTGGCAAAGACCCAAATACCCTGCATTAAATAGCCATCTACATCGGCGGCTGTTAAAACCTCGCCTGTAACAAAATCCTTAAACCCTAGACCAGCTGCCATCTTTACTCCTTAGTAACTTAGGACATTATAGCCCAAAGTACCATAAATGCTATTATTTAGGATAAAAGCATCTATGACTGGCTCTAGTGTCGTGAACGTAGTTTTCCAACTATTCGGCGTTATTGCCATTGATACGCCAAAAATCTGTAGTGTCTTTTCTAGGACTGACCCACCTGGCTGGGTGGTCTTAACTGTAATCGGATCAAAGAAATCTAGGTCTAAAGCTGCAATAATGCCTGAATTGTAGTTAGGCGTGTATAGGTCTAAAACTATGGCATCGCATCGGATAGAAGTCTCAGCTCTACTCGCCACATAAGCCTGGGCATAATCTAAGGCTACTGCATCGGTTTGCATAAGTAGGCCATCTAAGAAATATGAGTGAAGAAAGTATTTATCTATGCTTGCTTGATTTAAGGCTACCTGTGCTGAGCCACCTGCTCTAGTTATTGTGGCTTTATTAAATACTAATACGTCATTTAATATCCAGGCTACATCGTTGTAATCAATGCCTGAGCCATCATCGGCAAACACTGTGGGTGTGCCACCAATAGAACTAGCTGTAACATTTCGGTCTTGAAATACAAACGATCCACTAGCATCAACATATAAAGCGCCGTATTCACTCTGCGCAACAGTAGATAACGCTGTTAATGCTGTTCTGTTTGTACCTGGGTCTGCTTGTAATGTAGTAAGACCTGCATCAATATCACGCATCGATACTGGCCAGTCAATTTCATCTAATATTTCATTCACTCTAGTACCTGATAGGTCGCCAGCACTTGCACCTGTAACTGTGCTTATCTGAGCATTTTGCGCTAATCTAAAAGCATCCACAGCTTGTATAGTTGTATAAGTTACATCTTCCGCTTCACGAGGATAAGTAGTAACGTAGCTTGTAATAAACCCAGCGAATATAGGATAAGTTGTAGAACCATAGGTAGCTGTTATCTGCACTTTCTTCATTGGTGTTAAAAATGTGTAATAAGGACTAGAAGGATTTTCTGGGTTAAAATCTCCGTTTTGATCGACTATACGTAATGATAATGACCCCGTTTGAAATTGATCGGCTAATGCTGTTCTACCACGTCGAGTTTCAATACGATCTACCTGATTAGATACATCCACGATTACAGCTGCGGAATCTGCTAGCACATTTGTATCTAAAATACCAGTATCTAATATCATGGCCTGAGCGAATGCTGGGCCTGTACTAAAATTAATTATTGCATTTATTACAGGTATTGTCATACGATATAACCAGCGGGTACTGTTGAGTAACCAGACCTAGCCGCTACTTGGATGCTTTCAGCTATTGCTTGGCTTAATTTATCGCCACTACCAGCCGTATCCACAGTTACCTGTATTTGCATATTATTAGATGTTGATGCGTTTTGAGCCAGGAATTGATTTATGCGTGAGTTTAACTCTCGGCTTGTTTCCATACCTAAATTATATTCAAACGCCTTAATTTCTTCGTTTTTCTTTTTGACTTCTTCTAAAGCGTAATTGTAAACAGGGCCAGAATCAGTAGTTGTTGTGGTTGTTGATGTGCCAGTTATTTTGCTAATCATGTCTAAAATTCTTTTATTTAATGCTCTGATAGCTTCTAAAGCATCTTCAAAACTTACAGATTGATCTTGTATAAATTTGTTAATTTTATCTGTCATACTTCTAATTGCTTCAAGAGCTATATTAAAATTCTTAGCAAATAATTCAGCGGCTGCTGCTGCATTTAATTCGGCCAATGCCTTAGCACCCAAAGCCTCATCATTTTTGTTTATTGCAATTAATGCATTTATTCTCGCTTTAGTTTCGGCATCTGTGGCCTCTGTTAAAGCTTTTTGTAATCCCGCTAATTCAACATCCATTTTTTCTTTAACAGCATCTAAAGCAGTTTTTTTCTTTAATATGTCATATTCTTGTTTACGTACGCCAGTGCTAAGTTTTATTATTTTTTCTTCTAATCTTCTATTGAGAATGCGTGCTCGGGCTAATGCTGAATTTTCTTCTGGACTTACGTTTCTTTGACTTGTTAATGCGCTACCAACTGCACTAACACCAATAATTCCCATAGCCGCAACAACAGCTGTAGGGTTTTTACTAAAAATTGCTAATGCTAATAATGCTGCCTTAAAACTAGGGTTGCCTACTAACTCGCTCATCTTGCTAGTTAATTTAGCCATTTGAACTATGGCATAAGCTATATTGTCGCCTAGATTTTCAAAGTCTGTAGCAAGGTTAGATACTGATTGATCTTTACTTAATATAGTTAAAGCATCGACTAACCCTCTACCAATAGATTTAGTGGCATCATCAACGCCCTTTTTTAGCACATCCATTTTGCCAGAATAAGTATCTAATCTAGCTGCAGCTTGACCACTAAACTTTCTTTCAAGCTCAGCCATAATCTTATTCATATCGCCAGTTTTTAGGATGTTTTCATCTATACCTGTATTTAATCCTTTAATGGCTTTAGTCTGGCCTCGAACGCCAGCGGATATAGCATTAACTACTGTGTTTAGATTTTCGCCTGTGCCAGCGCTTATGTTTAATGCAGCCTCTAATGAACGCTGTGCTAAATCGACTGACTGTGTAACGTTTAATAAAGTCTTAAATGGCGCACGTAGATCATTAAGTATTCCATAAGTTTTTTCTAAACTTTGTATGTAATTTTCTACTTCGGCTACTCTAAATGCGTTGCCTGTATTTTCTAATTGTAAAGCTAGCGACTTGGCTGCGGCCTCATCTTCTGCAAATGCCTTGACCGCTTTCTTGCTAAATGCCACTACTGCGGCAGCGCTAAATGCTACACCGAATGTACGTGCAAAACTTTTTATGCGTTTTTCAAATACGTTTACATCTTGTTGCGCTTTTTTAAGAGCCTTACCATTCCAGGTTGCTAACGCCGAGACGACTACATTGGCCACTATGCCACCTTCTTTAATTCTGTTTTGTCATTAAAATAATCAGCTGTAGCGGTGATGGCTTTGAGGATAGCATCATAAATTTTAGGACTATCTTTTGCCCATGCTTTGTAAATTAATCTACCTTTAGTTTTCTGTCCGCCTGATCTTATGCCTTTAATCTTTGGCTGAGATGTTAATTCTGGTAAATCTGTTACGAATTGGTAGCCCGCAAACGGATTGTTTGAGTTATAGTCTTTAGTACTACGGCTTCTACTTTTACCTTTACCAGATTGTTTTAATGCTACAACTGCGCCACCAGGATAAATAGATGTAAATGGCGCTCTGCCTTGTGGGTTTAATCTACCTGCAGTTTCGTAAATACGGCCAGCTGCGCTAACGTTGTAAACGTAATTTTCTACTTGAAATCCATTTCTAAATTTTTTGTTTTGGCCTTCTTTGTATCCAATGCCACCTTTAACTGTTGCTTCATCATACTTAGGGAATGGTCGATAATCGACAGTCGATGAGATTGGTTTAGACCAGCCAGACAAAACTTCATTATTGCCTACTACATATCCTTTAGCTGTAGCCTCTACTTGTTTCATTAGAGGCCCTATAGCTGTTTTAATTCTGTTATACATATCTTCATCGATAAAGCTAAGGCCTTTCATTACATCATTAACGCCTACGACCTCTGCTGGCATTTCTGATCTCCTTAGCTCTATCAGTCAATACTTGAACTATTGCTCGATACATTTCCGAGTCCATGTTAATAAACTCGCTTGGCGGTATCCCTGTCTCTACTGATAATTGCGCTATACCATAAAGTAATGAATCCCGCTGTGTTATTTTTTTTCTTCGTCTATAACCTCTACTGTTTCCAGAGTGTCAATGAACTCAGTACCCCATAAAGGTATCTGTGCGCCAGACCTACGCAAGCATTCATAAGCTAACCAAAATATCTCGGTTTGCCTTTCGTGCTCACGTAGGACTTTAGAAATTCCAGCGCCGTATTTCAATTCGAAAGCGTACTCGACACCTGGTGTTATCTTGTGCTCAGATACATCACCATTAGCCCTTGTTATCTTTAGCTTTGCCATTGTTACTCCTTAGTTAGAACGCCACTGATGGCGATAC